CAAGTTCCAGGAGAGGGTTATATATTTAATGGAGGTTCCACAATAACCTTTACTGAAGCACCTAAAGTTGGAGATACCTCTAAGATTGTTTTCTACAAAGGGACCGGTGCGGTTGATGTTGTATTCAGAGATATTATTCCACCAGTTAAAGTGGGTGATACTCTGCAAATTAAAGCGGATCTGACAAACAATCAAACGTTTAATCAAACGGAAGATCCCAGAACTGTCAACATTATCAATTCTACTGATATTGTTACTACAAATCCATATTATGGACCTGGAAACACTGCAGATGAAAATCTTACAAGACCCGTAATACTATGTCGTCAAACAGAAGATATCATTCTAGATGAAACTCTTGTAGGAAAAGATAGAGAGTTTTATGAACCAGGTATTCAACCAACAGCATATATTATTAAATCTGTTGGTATTGGATCTACTGTAGTTTATGTTGACAATATTAGACCATTCTTCAACTCTCAAATTGAATCTTCAGATGGCGTTCTTACTTTCCAGGATAAGGTTACCTTACTGTCACAAGATACCAAGATAGGTGCTGCTGCTACAGCAATTGTTTCTGGACTTAGAACCATTTCTTCTATATCAATCTCTACTGGAGGTTTTGGATATGCGACCACACCAACAATAAGCATTGGAAACACAGCACAGTCAGTTGGACTTGGAACTACTGCAACTGCTATTGCAGCAATAACCGCAGGAGTTGTGACTTCAATTACACTTACTAATGTTGGAACCGGATATACAAATGTAAAACCACCTCAGGTTCTCGTTTCTTCACCAACATGTCCAGTTGAAACTAATAATGTTGCCTCTTTCTCTGGAGACAATGGTATAGTTGTTGGATTTGGAACAACAACTTCAGGATCCGATATTCAGATTGTTTTAGATCTTCATGTTCCAAGTGGATCTTTTATGAGAGATGCTTCCTTAGTTGGAACAGCAGTAACTCTCAGTGGAATTGTTGCAAATGATTACTTAATGATATCCAATTCAAATATTGGTGTTGGTTCTACATCAATTACATCTAAAGATATTGGTGGTAACAATATTGGAATTGGAACTAGTTTTATTGATAACATTTATCAAGTTGCTTCAGTTTCCAATGTAGAATCTACTATCACTGGAATTGGAACCACAGTGGTCAGAAGAGTTCAGATGACAGTAACTGGATTTGGAAACACTACCGGTTCTGCATACACAACATCAAATTATATGGGTGATTATAGTTGGGGTAAAATTAATCTTACCGGCAGAAGCGAGAGTAATGCTTTCACTTTCTACGGAGATAATGGTGTTGGTGGTATTTCTACCTCAGCACTTGTTAGAAGAACAAATCCTCTAAAATTCTCTAACTATACAGTCTAAATATCTCTATGTGTTTCTACACGACCAATAAATAAGTAAAAAGTCTTCTTCAAATGGCTGCTATCATAACTGATCAGATTAGGATATTAAATGCAAAGAATTTTATTTCTGATGTAACGGATAATTCCTATTATTCGTTTATTGGATTGCCCAATCCTACTGATTATCAATCTGACTGGAATAATACTCCGCCGTCACCGAAAGATAATTTTGATCAAGAGAATGATTATTGGGATACCATGATCGCTCTTAAGAAGATTAACACTTCTGATGTTAGACAGGTAGTTCCTAAAATTAATTGGTCTTCTGGTACTACATATGACATGTATCGTCATGACTATAGTAGAACAAACACTGCTAAAGTTTCTGGTGCAACAAACCTATATTCTGCAACATATTTTGTAATTAACGATGATTATCAAGTTTATATTTGTCTGCAGAATGGAACTGATCCAGATAATCCAAATGGTAGACCATCCTTGGATGAACCAACTTTCACTGATTTAGAACCAAGATCAGCTGGAACTAGTGGAGACGGTTATGTTTGGAAATATCTTTATAGAATTAAACCAAGCGAAATTGTAAAGTTTGAAACTACAGATTTTATTCCTGTTCCATCTGATTGGTCTGTTGGAACAGACAACGCAGCGGTTAGAGATAATGCTGTAGATGGATCTATCAAAATTGTCACAGTTACTAATCGCGGAGTTGGTTTAGGAACTGCAAACCGAACATACACAAATGTTCCGATCAGAGGTGATGGGACAGGAGCAACATGCACCATTGCTATTAACAATGACCAAAAAGTTGATACTGTAACTGTTTCCAATCAAGGTTCAGGATATACATATGGAAATGTTGATTTAGTGGGAGGAAGTGTTCCAACTGGAACAACTAGACCAACTTTTGACGTTATAATGTCTCCACAAGGAGGGCATGGAGCAGACATTTATAGAGAACTTGGTGCATATAATGTTCTCCTCTATTCTAGAATAGAAAATGATAATGAAAATCCAGACTTTATAACTGGAAACCAAATAGCAAGAATTGGCATTGTACAAAATCCAGAAGAAAGTGTTGGAACTGTATTATCTGGAGATAAAGCAAGTGCTGTTCCTGCTTTAAGATTAGTTGGTGCAGGATATAGTTCTGCAACATTTACTGCAGATTCTTATGTTACACAAACTGTTGCAACGGGATCTACTGCTGTTGGGCGTGTTATTAACTATGATCAAACAACAGGAGTTTTAAAATACTGGCAGGATCGTTCAGTTTCTGGTTTTAATACTGTTGGAACTGCTCAAACTCAACCAACTTATGGTTTTGATCTGACAGAATTTACATCTGTACCATCAACTGGTGGAAATTTGACTATCATACCATCTAGTGGTTCTAATTTAGCAATTGATACCTCTTTTACGGGTGTTAGTACAGTAATAAATAATAGGACATATTATCTTGGTCAAACATTTACTAGCGGTGTTGCGGATCCAGAAGTTAGACAACATTCTGGAAACATCATCTATGTAGATAATAGACCTTCGATTACTAGGTCATCCAACCAAAAAGAAGATATCAAAGTCATTTTGCAGTTCTAAAGGATTATGCCACAGCAAACGAACCTCAACGTAGCACCATATTTTGACGATTTTGATGCGAATAATGACTTTCATAAAGTATTGTTCAAACCTGGATATCCTGTTCAGGCAAGAGAATTAACAACACTTCAATCAATTTTACAAAATCAGATTGAAAAGTTTGGTAAACACTTCTTTAAAGAGGGTGCCAAGGTGATTCCAGGTAATACTGGATATAGTCAGTATTACTATGGTGTTCAATTAGTTAATAGTTTTAATGGAGTTCCTGTTGAAGCATACGCTAATCAACTTGTAGGGACCAAAATAACTGGACAAAATTCTGGTGTCACAGCGTATGTTGATAAAATTCTTTCATCAACAGATTCTGAAAGAGGTAATCTTACACTTTATATTAATTACCTAAGTTCCAATACCACTAATAATGCAACTCAAACTTTTTCTGATGGAGAATCTTTAATTTGTGATACTGTACTGTCATCTGGTCTTCTTGGCAATACAACTATTGAAGCTGGAGCACCTTTTGCAAATACATTGCCTGCTACAGCTGCAGTAACTGGTTCATCTTTTCAGATTCAAAATGGTATTTACTTTATTAGGGGTCAGTTTGTAAACGTAGCGACAGAAACCCTAATTCTAGATCAATACAATGCTTCTCCATCTTACAGAATTGGTCTATTAGTTACTGAAGAAATTATCACTGCAGATATTGATGAAACTTTAAATGACAACTCTCAGGGATTTAATAACTATGCTGCTCCAGGAGCAGATAGATTAAAAATTAGTGCTCGGTTAAGTAAAAAACCAAATATTGATTTTCAAGATGACGATTTTGTTGAACTTGCAACTGTCGCTGATGGTGTATTAAGATCTAAAGTAAAAAATACTGATTATGAATCTAATTTCATGGACGTTCTCGCAAGGAGGACATTTGCAGAATCTGGACACTATACTGTTAAAAATTTTGATGTAAGTGTTGAAAATTCACTCAACAACAATAAAGGAAATAGAGGATTATTTCAAGCAGGTCAGTTTACACCTGGAGGAACTCCGGTAACAGACAATCTAGGGTTATATAAAATTTCTCCAGGTAGAGCATTTGTAAAAGGATATGAAGTTGAAACTATAGGACCAACTTTTCTAGACTTTAATAAACCAAGAACTACAAAAACAATTGAAGATGAGAGTATAATTTATAATACTGGACCAACCATAAAAATTAACAATGTATATGGTGTACCAAAAGTAAGTTTAGGAAGTACCTTTACCGTAAGTTTAAGAGATCAAAGAATCGGATCTGATGGAGAAGAACCCTCTACTGGATCTGAAATTGGTCTTGCTAGAGTATATGATTTTTCTCTAGAAAGTGGGTCCTATAATTCCAGTCTTCCTGCAACAAATGAATGGGACATTTCTCTTTTTGATGTTCAAACATTTTCAATAGCAACTCTTAATGAAAATCACACTTTAAGTGTTCCTACATTTATTAAAGGACTTCAAACTGGGGCAACTGCCTTTTTAAGAAGTGCTGTAACAAATTCTAAGTCTCTCACTCTTTATGAAGTAGAAGGACAATTTAATGCGTTTGAACCACTATCATTTAATGGTGTTGATAGTGGATATGTTGGTGTTGCTATTACTAACTTTGGAATTTCTGATGCAAAATCAATTTACGGTTTAGCAAATGCTGGATTCAGTACATTTAATGCGGATGTTATTCAATCACCTAAGACTTTAGTTGGCGTTGCAACAATTACCGCTACCGCTACATCTGGTTCAATTGGAATTAGCACTGTTAGGAGTACTAATCCAAGATTTCCTGGAAACATTAAAGAGAATAATCTAGTTCGTTATTCTGATGTCAGTAGAACCGGAAACTTTAATAGTGACCCTGTTTTTGCAAGAGTTGTTTCTGTTGGAGCATCACATGTTACAATTACTGGTATTAATACCGTAACTGGTGTTGCTATTGGTGGAACCGTTGCAACTCAAATTGAGGTTCAAGACTTTACAGTTCTTACCACTCAATTGCAGTCATCTAGTGATAACACTTTGTTCACTGTTTTACCAAAGAGTAATATTGCAACAGTTGATTTAACTGGTGCAAATATAAGTATTAGAAAAGAATTTACTGTTAATATTTCTAGTAATCAATTATCAGCTACAGTCAGTGTTGATGAAAATGAATCTTTCCTACCATTTGATGCAGAGAGATACTCTCTAATTAGAAGTGATGGGGCAACTGAGGTTTTAACATCTGATCGTTTTTCTTTTAGTAATGGTGGAAAAACACTTCAAATACTAAACTTAGGATCTAATAATACTGGAGCAACTTTACTTACAACTGTAAGAAAAGAAAAACCAAAATCAAAAGTTAAGTCACTCAATAAAGTAAACGTATTAGTAGTTGACAAATCAAAACTCTCCGCTTCAGGGACTGGATCTACAACACTAAATGATGGATTATCATATGGAGCATATCCGTTTGGAACTAGGGTTCAGGATGAAAGAATTTCTCTGAATGTTCCAGATATTATTACTATTCATGGTATTTTTGAATCTTCTGATACTAGTGAAGCATCTGCACCAAAGGCAACTTTTACTGCTTTAAACAGTTCATCTACAACAACGTCAGAATTTATTCTTGGTGAGGAAATTGTTGGACAAAATAGTGGAGCGGTAGCTATTGTTGCAGAAAAATTATCGGATAGTCAAATATCTTTTGTTTATAAAAGTGATATAACCTTTAGAGAGGGTGAAAATATTATCTCTGGAGATACTGATATTGAGGGAACTATTGCATCTCTTGATGCACCTAGTTTTGAAATTTCTAATAACTATACTTTTGTTAATGGGCAAGAAGGAACCATCCAGAATTTTGGTTTCTTAAAAAGAAAAGCAGATTCGCTTGCCCCATCAAAACAACTTAAAGTATATTTTTCTAATGGATTTTTCCAATCAACAGATGATGGAGACATCACAACTGTTGAATCATATAATGCCTTTGATTATGCCACAGAAATCCCAAATGTAGAACAAACTGCGGTTAGTGATATTATTGATATTAGACCAAGAGTTTCTGAGTACACTGTTTCTGAAAATTCTAGATCACCTTTAGAATTTTTGGGTAGATCATATAATGCAAGTGGAAATTCTGCAGCAAATACTTTAGCATCTGATGAATCAATTCTTATCAATTTCTCTTACTATCTTGGTAGAATTGATAGAATTTATTTGACTAAAGAAGGTGCATTCCAAGTAAAATATGGAGAACCATCAGAAAGACCATCCAAACCAGGTCCTGTTGATGATGCTATTGAAATTGCCACATTAACTCTCCCTCCATATCTTTATAATACTGCTCAAGTTGGAATTACTTATCTAGAGCATAAACGATTTACTATGAGCGACATTCGTCGCATCGAAAATAGAGTTAGAAATCTTGAATTTTATACTTCACTCTCATTACTAGAAACTAATACTGCTAACCTTTTTGTTCCTGATGCAAATGGATTGAATAGATTTAAGTCTGGATTCTTTGTTGACAATTTTACAGGATTTAAACCACAAGAGCAGTATGTTGAGATTAAAAATAGTATTGACTTAAAAAATAAAGAACTTAGAGCAAAACATTACACAACTTCAGTTGACTTGATTTTTGGTCCTGTTGTAAATCAAGATTCTACTCAAGATTTAAATTTTGCTTCTATTGAAGGTATTAATGTAAGAAAATCTAATGATGTGGTTACTCTTGATTATGCTGAGGTTGAGTGGTTATCACAAACATTTGCAACTAGAACTGAAAATGTAACTCCATTTCTTATTAGTTTCTGGCAGGGGTCAATGGAATTGACTCCAGCATCTGATACTTGGGTTGATCAAACTAGATTAGAAGCAAAAACTGTTAACATAGAGGGTAATTATGCGGAAACTTTTAACGCTGCTGTAGAGGCGGGTCAAATTGATCCACAAACAGGTTTTGGACCAGTTATTTGGGACTCATGGGAAACTAATTGGATAGGTGTTGATGTTGTTAACACAACTAGAGAAAGAACAGAAACAAGAGGTGGTGAGTGGATTGGTTGGGCTGGACAACCAGGTGGTGGAAGAAGACCTGCTTTTGGTACAAGAACCACTACAACAATTAGAGAACAAATTCAAGAAACCAGAAGAAGAGGTATAGCAAGTAGAACTGGTTTGGCGACTGTTGTTACTGAACAATTTGATCAAATATCTACAGGAGATCGTGTTGTAAGTAGAGATCTCGTTCCATTTATGAGATCCAGAAACGTTGAATTTATTTCTAAGAGAGTAAAACCTTTGACTAGATTATATGCTTTCTTTGATGGTGTAGATGTTTCTAAGTATTGTGTTCCTAAACTTCTAGAAATAGAAATGCTCTCTGGAACATTTGAGATTGGTGAAACTGTAACTGGAACAGTAATTCAAACTGGACTAGGACCAGATGTATCAAACACTGCGGCAAGTATTACTTTTAGAGTTGCAGCAGCAAATCATAAAGAGGGTGCTTATAATATCCCAACTAAAACCTATCCAGAAAATCCATATGTTTCTGGACAAGATCTCCCAGCATCATATTCATCAACATCAACGGTCCTTAATGTTGACACATTCTCTCTACAAGCAGAGGTTCAAGGTCAATATCAAGGGTATGTAGAAACTGGGATGACTTTAAGAGGTTCAACTAGTGGAGCTAGAGCAAACATTACTAATGTCAGATTAATTTCTGATATTGCTGCTCACATTGCGGGTAGTTTCTTTATTCCAAATCCAAATAATATAAACCATCCCAGATTTGAAGTTGGAACCAAAACTTTTGTCCTTATTAATAACGAGGACAATGATCAGGATATTTGTACTACAATTTCAGAAGAGGCATTTAGTGCATCTGGAACTCTAGAAACTGTTCAAGAAAATATCATTTCTGTTAGAAATGCTCGTGTTGAAAATAGACAACAATTCCAATCCAGAAATGTTAATGAAACTCTTGGAACTGAAGTTGTTAATAGTGAAGTAACTGGTCGAAGATCTGAGAGAGTTGAAATTGGTTGGTATGATCCTCTAGCTCAATCCTTCCTTGTAGAGGATGAGACTGGAATCTTCTTGACTAGATGTGATGTTTATTTCCGAACGAAAGATGACATGGATATTCCAGTTGTCTTCCAAATTAGATCTATGAAGGATGGACTTCCTTCACAACATGTCTTACCTTTCTCTGAGGTTGTTCTTGATCCAAATGATGTTAATGTATCAGCTGATGGGTCTGTAGCGACTTCATTTACATTCAAAGCACCAGTTTATTTGGAAGGTGGAAATCAAGAATATGCTATTGCACTAGCATCTAACTCTACTAAGTATACAGTTTATGTTTCTAGAGTTGGTGAAAATGACCTTCTCACTCAAACCTTTATTTCCAACCAACCATATCTTGGATCTCTGTTTAAGTCACAGAATGCTTCTACATGGGAACCAAGTCAATGGGAGGATCTTAAATTTAATCTTTATAGAGCAGACTTTGTGGACAATGGTTCTGTTGAATTCTATAATCCAGAACTCACAAATGGTAATAATCAGGTCGCTACTTTAAATGGAAATGCATTAGAGGTAAAATCAAGACAAGTTCGAGTTGGACTTGGAACAACCGTTGGAGATAGCACTTATGTTGTTGGCAACACGTTCTCCCAATTAGGAACAAACGCTACCGGTGATCTAACTGGAGTTGCTGGAATTGCAACAGGAACTCTTAATTTAATTAATGTTGGTTTAGGTTACACTCCTGCAAGTGGACAATTCCAATTTAATGGTGTTGATATGGTTACCGTTACTGGTAGTGGTAGAGGTGCTAAAGCAGACGTTACCGTTCAAAATGGAGTTGCAATCGCAGCTACACTTGGAAGTGGTGGATCTGGATATCAAGTTGGTGACGTTTTGACCGTCAATACCATTGGACTAAGTTCTGTTGGACAGAATATGAGATTATCAATCACTGGTATCGGTGTTACTCAAGAACTAATTCTTGACAATGTTCAAGGTGATTTTGTTGTTGGCGCAGCAAATACAGTTCAGTTTGTCAACTCTTCAGGAATCACCACTGACCTAAATTACTCTCTTGGCGGAGACGTTCAGATTTCTTCTGTAAACGTAGTAAATGATGGTCTTCATATCAAGGTCAATCATAAAAATCATGGTATGTATTTTAATGATAATAGAGTAACTCTTTCTGGTATTCTACCTGATATTAGACCAACAAAACTAAGCACTGCCTATGGTGCCGATGCTACTACAGCACTTTCTGTTGATAGTGGGAATGGATTCTCCACATTTGAAAATGTCGGAGTTGGAACAACTAATAAAGGTTACTTATTAATTGGTAATGAAGTTATTGAATATGATAATGTAAGTGGAGGTAATATTGGTGGAAATATTGTAAGAGGAACAAATCCAATCGCATATCCGATTGGAACTCCTGTTTACAAATATGAGTTGGGTGGAGTTAGTCTCCAAAGAATTAATAGAACTCATAATCTTAATGATGTAACCGTTTCCAATCCAATCAGTTTTGATTCTTACAATATTAAAATTGATACAAGTAGCACTACTGGAACGGGTAGAAACACTGATGTTGGGTATCCAAAGTTATATCTTAATAACACTAAGAGCACTGGTGGATACAATGTAAAAGCTACTCAAAATATTCCTTTTGAAATCATAACTCCATCTGTTCAAAATGTAACTGTCAAAGGAACTTCTATTTCTGCAGAACTTAGAAGCACTACATCTAAAAGTTTGAGTGGAAGTGAACTGCCTTATCTTGATACTGGATTTGAACCAATCGCATTGAATGCAGCGAATTACTTAGATTCTCCAAGAATGATTGCGTCTAAAGTCAATGAGGATGCTAAACTTGTAAATACTCCCGGACAGAAGTCGATGAATATGAGACTTCTAATGAATACCACTGATACTAGAGTATCTCCTGTGGTTGATGCCCAAAGAGTAAGCACCATTCTTACATCAAATAGAGTCAACAATATTATTACAAATTATGCAACTGACCCAAGAGTTAATGTAATTGAAAATGATCCTACTGCATGTCAGTATATTTCTCAAGAAATTGTTTTAGAACAATCTGCATCTTCTATTAAAATTCTTGCAGAAGTACATGCTACTACTAACGCTGATATCAGAGCATTCTATGCCTTTAATGTAAACGAAGGAAAAGAACCAATCTTTATTCCATTCCCAGGTTATTCAAATCTAAATGAAAGGGGTCAAGTAATTAACCCAAGTAATAGTAATGGTGAGTCTGATGTATTTGTTACTAAATCAAATAACTACGCCTTTGAGTCTCAAAATTTAGACTTTAAGGAATATACATTTACAATTGATGATTTACCTGAATTTAAAACTTATAGAATTAAATTAGTCTTGACTTCAACAAGTCAGGTTCATGTTCCTAGGTTAAGAAATCTTAGAGTAATTGCACTTGCATAATTATGGAAAACAATTATACAATTGAAGGACATGGGGATCTTGCAAGAGATCCTGATACAAATTCAATTGTGAATGTCAACAAATTTGAACACTCACAATATCTTGCTCGTAAACAACTGAAGTCCAAAGAGACTGAAAAAGTAGAGTCAATTGAAACTGATCTTGCCAATATGAAAGGTGAGCTTAATGAAATTAAATCGTTATTAAAGGAGTTGGTCAATGGATCCTGAAACCATCGAACTAAAAAATCTTTCAAAGATGTTTGCTTATACGCAACTTGCATCCGAGATAGATAATTGTGATGATAAAGAAACTTTGAGAAATATCGCAAAGTCTTTTTGCAAACTTTATTATAAACAACAAGAAACAATGCAAGTTATAGGCATACCAAATGGCTAGTAGAAATATTACTTTCGATCCAGACGCAGGTGTACCAAAAGGTGTAAATCTTACAATTCATACTGGCGCTGATTTTACTACAAACTTTAATGTTGTAGATACATCTAACGCTGCATTCGATTTTACTGATTATAGCGGTTCTGCTGCTATGTCTAAAAGTGTTGCCGTAGGAGCAACTCTTGGAATTACAACTTCATTTGCTGTTGGATTTACCAGTGCTTATGATGGAAAGTTTAAAATTTCTCTTGGTTCTACTGCCACCAGAAGTTTGAATGAAGGTAGATATGTTTATAATATTTTAGTTAGTTCTGGAAGCACTGTCTATAGTATTGCAAACGGCAATGTTTTAGTTGTTGCCGGAATATCTACTGCCCCCTAAATACTGTATAGGAGAATAGTGGTTAAATGGCACAACCTTCAAGTAGGGCAGACCTAATAAATTACTGCAAGAGACAACTAGGTGCTCCTGTTTTAGAAATTAATATTGCCGACGAACAAGTAGAGGACATCATTGATGATGCTCTACAATATTTTCATGAGCGTCATTTTGATGGCGTCATTCAGACATTCATGAAATATAAGATTACTCAAGATGATAAAGATAGAGGTCAAGGAAGAGGTGGAAATAATCCCATTGGAATTGTAACCACAACAGCTACATCTACTGTAGGAATCTCTACAACATTTGACTTTGAGGAAAATAGTAATTATATTCAGGTCCCACCATCTGTAATTGGTATCAATAAAATTTTCAGATACGATGGACCTCAAACTTCCACAAACAATATGTTTAGTGTGAAGTATCAGATGTTCCTAAATGATATGTATTATTTTGGATCAACTGAAATTTTAACTTATGCAATGACCAAGAGGTATTTGGAGGATTTAGATTTTCTTCTCAATACCGAAAAACAAATTAGATTTAATCAAAGACAGAATCGTTTATATTTGGATATCGATTTTGCTGATGTAGCGGTTGATGACTTCTTAGTAATTGATTGCTATAGACTTATTAATCCAGACGATTTTACTAGAGTTTATAATGACTCTTTCCTTAAGAGATATGCTACTGCATTGATGAAGAGACAGTGGGGTCAAAATTTAATTAAATTCCAAGGAGTAAAACTACCAGGTGGAATTGAATTAAACGGGAGACAAATTTACGATGATGCTCAAAGAGATCTAGAAATTATTAGAGAGCAAATGTCCAACACATATGAACTTCCGCCACTGGACTTCATAGGTTAATATTATGCTTAACCCATTCTTTCAACAAGGTGCGAGGACAGAGCAAAACCTCCTCCAAGATCTAATCAACGAACAGTTGAAGATGTATGGGGTTGAAGTTCATTATCTACCTAGAAAATATGTCACAGAAAATTCTATAATCAGAGAAGTTGTACAATCAACTTTTGATGACGCATATCCTATTGAAGCATATGTAGAAAGTTTTGATGGGTATGGTGATAATCCCACTTTACTTTCTAAATTTGGTATTCAAGCAACAAATGAAATTACTTTAATTATTTCAAAAGAGAGATTTGAAACTTATATTACACCTCTGATAAAGAACGAGCAAAATATTAAATTATCATCTCGCCCTAAAGAAGGTGATTTGATTTACTTTCCTCTTGGAGATCGTCTATTTGAAATTAAATATGTTGAGCATGAAAAACCTTTCTATCAATTACAAAAAAATTATGTTTATGAACTGAGATGTGAACTCTTCCGTCTTGGTGATGAACTTATCGATACAGGTGTTGATGGTATAGATGATGTTCTTATTGGTGATGAAGCAACAGGAATTAATGAAGATGGAATTCCTACATTAGTTGGACCATCTCAAACTCTAACATTGGTTGGAACTGGAGTTACAGCAGAAGCAACCATATCATTGTTTGATCATGGCATTCAAAAATTTGTAATATCTGATCGAGGTAGTTCTTATATTAGTCCGCCAAGAGTTGCTATATCATCTGCTCCAGATGGAGGAAGAATTGGTATTGCTACAGCAGGTCTTCTCAGAGGAATTGCTGCTTGCTCAAATACGATTGCAAATCCAAAACTTGGTGTTGTTCAAGAAATTCTCCTTATTGATCCGGGTGCTGGATATGCTACTACAAATCCACCACATGTACAATTCTATGGTGGTGGAAACGGGGCAGGGGCAGCTGCAACTGCAGTAGTCAATACTGGAATTGTTGGTCTTGCTACCATTACAAATGCCGGTGCTGGATACACTGCAAACCCAACAATTACCTTCACTGGTGTCTCTACGGTGTCTGCTGCCGCCACCGCTGTTGTAAGCGCAACAGGGACCATCTCAGCGATATACTTTAGCAACTCTGGTACTGGTTATACCAGTCTTCCTACTATTACTATTGCAGATCCTGATCTTACATCTACAGGAACATTTAAATTTAATGAAGTTGTTACAGGATCTATTAGTGGAACAACTGCAAGAGTTAAGACTTGGAATTCCACCACAAACGAATTAGAGGTTTATACCGTTGATGGTGATTGGACTGTTGGTGAAAAAATTGTTGGATCTTCCTCTGGTGCTTCACATCAACTAAGAGTTATCAGTCTAGACCCAGTTGATGATGGATTTGCAGATAATATTAATATTGAAACTCAGGCAGATTCTATTTTAGATTTTTCCGAGCAAAACCCATTTGGAATACCCTAAATAAAATCACAAGGAATCTAAAAAATGTTTGAGTATTTTTATAACGAAATTTTGAGGAGAACCATCATATCTTTTGGTACTCTTTTTAATGGACTGACAATTAAAACTACAAACTCGGATGAGGATGTCGTCAACATCACTAGGGTTCCTTTGGCTTATGGTCCTACTCAAAAGTTTCTTGCAAGATTAGAACAACAAGCAGACTTGAATAAAGGCACTGCAATGACATTGCCAAGAATGTCATTCGAGTTTACAGGACTAACATATGATCCATCAAGAAAAGTTTCTACAGTTCAACAATTTATTGTAAAAAATCCAGACGACGAGTCTGAAATTAAGAAGGCATATATGCCAGTTCCCTATAACATGTCATTTGAACTGGCAATCATGACCAAGTTAAATGATGATGCTTTACAAATAGTAGAGCAAATCTTACCATTTTTTCAACCATCCTATAATCTGACAGTTGAATTAGTCGGATCTATTAACGAAAAAAGAGATATTCCTATTGTTCTGGAAAATATTACAATGCAGGACGATTATGAGGGAGATTACACTACTAGACGGGTTCTTCTTTATACTTTAAGATTTACTGCCAAAACATTTATGTTTGGTCCTGTATCTTCTGCTACAAAGGATATCATCAAGACCGCAAAAATCAATTACATTTCTGGAGACTCCAGAAGTACAACTCGCGATATTACTTACAGCGCCACTCCAAGAGCAATCAAGGATTACACTGGAGAAATTCAAACAACCATTACGGAAGACCTTACTACAAGTACAAGAGCATTCGATGTTGCTGATGCAAGTGGTCTTACTGCAAAAACATATATTGACATTGAAGGAGAGGAACTCTTTATCAATTCTATTACCGGAAATAGACTTAACGTAAAACGTGGCCAAGATGGAACAACTACTACTGCACATGTCAATGGTGCTCCGGTCAAGATTATTAATGCTGCAGATGATGCTCTAATTGAATTTGGAGACGACTTTGGATTTAGTGGTTCGATCTCATAATATATGTCTAAATTTGATGATTTAAATGATGCCTTCAATGTTGAGAGTGAAATAGTGTCACAAGAACCAAAGCAAATAGAAAAGGTAGAAAAAGCAGCATCCTCAATTGAAGATGTAAAAAAAGACTACGAATATACTCGTGGAAATCTTTATTCAATTATTGAAAAGGGTCAAGAAGCACTGAATGGTATTCTTGAACTCGCTCAAGAAAGTGAAATGCCTCGTGCATATGAAGTTGCTGGACAGTTAATTAAGAATGTAGCAGATGCAACTGATAAATTAATTGATCTACAGAAAAAATTAAAAGATATTGAGGAAGATAAACAGATAAGAGGTCCGTCTACAGTCAATAACGCTTTGTTTGTTGGTTCAACTGCTGAACTACAAAAACTTCTTAAGTCTGGACTTAAAGAAGAAGATAAATAAATCTGGGAGATAAATCCCGAAGTACTAAGTTACTAATAAAATGTCAAGAGAGGACTTACCTTCGATTGACGATTTCGCTGAAGAAAACAGCGATCTTCCGTCAGTTGATGAATTTATTACAGAAGAAGTTGAAGAGGAGTTACCCTCTGTTGAAGATTTTATTGAGCAAGAGAAAGAACTAATAAGCGAAGAAACTCAGACCATTGAAGATCTGAACGGAGATACTTTCGCAGAAGTAGAAGATATTGTTCCCCCATTTCCAGAATTAATTCGTCTGATTAACGATGTCAGGAAGGACATCCCAGACATCCCAGAGATTAAGTATTACGATAAAGAACTAGAGCAACTTGCTGAGCAGATCTCTCAGGTAAGGGAAGAGATTCCAGAGATCCCGGAAGTAAGATATTATGAGAGTGAAGTAGAAGCAATCTGTGAACAGATTGATGTTGTAAGAAATGAAGTCAAAGATCTTCCTGAAGTCAAGTATTATGATGAGCAGGTGGATGCTATTGAAGATAGAATTGACACTCTTCAAACAGAAGTCACAAATCTACCAGAAGTAAAATATTATGATGCTGAGATCGCGGCAATCTGTGAAGCAATTGACGCTGTAAAAGCATCTATTCCCAAGTTTCCTAAGTGGGTTAATGAAGTCAATGAAGTTCCCGACTTCTCATGGATTGGAAAAACTTTTAGTGTCATTGATGATGACTTTATCAAGATCAATGATTATATTGATACCTTAAGAGAGCGTGTTGACTATAACTTAAACGAACTTTCTGAGGATATTGATAAGAAGAAGTTTGAGGCAAAAGTAGAACTTGATACAAAATCTGAAGAGATTAATACAAAGATAAAGGAAGAGAAGGATAAGATTTGGAAAGAGATGCGTGAGTCATCTCTTCGTATTTGGGAGTATCATAAAGAATTCAAAGATGATGATCGTAAACTGAAGAAACAAATTCTTGGAGAATATAACACTCTCAAGAAG